TGCTCCGGGTTGTGGCCCGTCACCAGCATGTCGGACTTGCAGATGCCGAAGGATTCGCCGTTCAGCTCCTGGCCGAACAATTCCACGCGGATTTTCGGATTTAGCGCCGTCATCGCCTCTTCGGTGAGCGCGAGCATGCCGCCGGTGCCGCACGCCGGATCATAGACGGTGCGGATGATGCCGGTACCGGTCAGCGCCGCATGGTCGTTGGCGAGCAACAGCTCGACGATCAGGCGGATCACCTCGCGCGGGGTGAAATGCTCCCCGGCGGTTTCGTTCGAGATTTCCGAGAAGCGGCGGATTAAATCCTCGAACAGGTAGCCCATTTCGATATTGGAGACCTGTTTCGGGTGCAGGTCGACGGCGCAAAAGCGCTCGAACACCTGCCAAAGGATGCCACCATCTTCAGTCGCTTGAGGGATTCCGTGAAGCGAAATTTGTCGAGAAAGATGTCGCGGACGTTGGGTGAAAACCTGGTGATGTAGTCGATCAGATTGTCGTGGAGCTGGCCGGGGTCCTGGCCCTTCAGGCTGGCGAAGGTGAAGCGGCTTGTATTGTAAACGCGGATGTTATGGCCGGCGGCCCCGAACAGAATCATGTCACGGGTTTCATCGTCGATGCCCTCGGGCAGGCCCTTCTCGGCTGACAGAACGGCCGGCTTGGACGCGTCAAGGATGCAATCGAGCCGCCGCATCACGATAAAGGGCAGGATCACCTTGCCATAGTCGGATTGCTTGAAGTCGCCGCGCAAGATTTCCGCAATCGACCAGACGAACGAGCCGAGGTTTTGAACGCGGGTGGTTGTTTGTGCAGTTTGATTCATAATGCGTGCGCTCAAAGGAGTTTGGGGTATCGCTCTGGAGTAACCTTGATTAAATTAAGGTTGGCTGATTCGTCTGTATAAATTGGGATGTTATCTTCTGATCGAGTCGGAAGCTGCGTGATTTCTTGCCCCGCCTCCTCGGCTACGCGGATGTCGTAGGCGCTTTGCAGGTTGAGACAAAACTGCGCGCTTGGCCGAAACCCTGATACTCCCGGACTAATTCGCCGCGCGCGAAGGCTAGGGTTCGTTTGCGACAGTAGCTCAGCCATGCGATCACGTATGGGTTCATGTTGATTAACGTCAAGCGCAATCTTCGTACATTTTGAAAGGCTTACAGAAGCCAGTAAAGCTATGTTTAAGCTTTCGATTAGGGAAATAGCGGCGAGGCGCTTTCAGCGGGCCGGCCGAGGCGGAGCTTATGAACAGCCCCGAGCATCTTGAGGAAATGGGTTTTCGTCGCATCGGCAGGCCAAGCGACGATGGTTTCTAAAAGGAGTGATGACGGAGAGTACAATACGAGATGACGAACTTTACGCGGCGGAGGGCCAACAATTTAAAGGGATCGTCCCGGGAAGTCTTTGCATGTCTTCAATTGCGACATGGCGGCGGCGGAAGGTCTCGTGATATCGGTCTCCATGCTGGCGTCTAGCACCGGCCGTTTTGCTCTTCCAAGCTGTGCTAAAAGGTATTTGTTCGCAACGAAGGTCGGCGGCCGGTGCGTTTATTTTAGATGTTCAATAACTTCGTCTGGACCGCCAAACGGACTCTTTCTCACGGTCCAGCGGTTGCCTTCAGAGTCATGAAAATCGGTGCTTTGGCCGCCGATGTGATCGGGCTTTAACCGTTGTCACAGCGCAGGTCTGAGGTTCCGCCGCCATATGGATCTTGAGAGACGCGGCAGTTTCCAAGCGCCGGAGTTGCGAGCAATGTGGCCACGAGCGCAATTGATCCGGTTCATTTTAGATGCTCTACAAGCTCGTCTGGACCGCCCCAAGTGCTCTTACGGTGAGCCCAGCTATTGCCGCGATTGTCATGGCTGTATGTGCCGCCAATGTGATCGGGCTCGCTGCGGACTTCATAACCATCGTCGCATCTCATGAACTTGGATCCACCGCAAATGTGATCGCCTTCGATGCGGCAATTGGCGAGCGCCGGGTTTGCGGATAATGCGCTATGAGCGCAAGATCCGGTTCATTTTAAGAATCCTTTATCCTACAGATGATCGGTAACGATCAAGGCGCTTGCGGACACCGACGTTTTCACATGGGTCATCCGGCGCCGCGATCACGGCGAGGAGACGCTTGCCGAGATTGGCCGCAGCTACAACGTGTCCGGCTGGACGATTTCGAGGTTGACGCGGCTCAGCCACATGCACGGATAAATTTCGAGGCCGAAAGACCAATCGCCTTGCATATTCCGTCTCGGTATAATGACGATTCATCTTCTTTTTTATAGGGGGCCACATGCCGGAAGCGGTACATCATACAGCCGATGTGTTCGGCGTCAGCAGAGACTTGCCACTGAGCTACGTGGAGCGCGATTCGGTTGACAATAAGCTAATCGACAATCTCACTAGAGATAAGCATGTCATTATTTACGGAGGCTCGAAGCAAGGGAAGACTTGCCTTCGCAAACATTGTTTGAACGACAGCGACTACGTCCTTGTTCAATGCCAAAATACATGGGACATAGCTAAGCTTAGCGAGGCAATCCTTAAAGCTACCGGATGTGAAGTCGAGATTTCACATTCAAAAACAACCGACGGCAAAACCAAAATTCAGGTGAAGGCGAGCGGCGGCTTCTCGCTTTTCGGCCTAGGTAAGACCGACGTAGAGGGTTCGGCTGGGCACGACAAGGGTGAGGCGGACACGAGAAGTTACGAGCCCCTACAGCTGGATTCCAGCGATCCAAACGACCTTGTGCGCGCCTTGAAGGGGATCGAGTTCAACAAGTTTATTGTTTTAGAGGACTTTCATTACCTTCCACAGGGAACGCAAGAACAATTTGCTTTCGTGTTGAAGACGATACATGAGCTTTCAAAAATCACGTTTATTATCGTTGCTGTATGGCGAGAGGAGAACCGTCTTATAGTCTACAATGGAGACCTTGCGGGGCGTGTTATTTCTGTCGATGCGGACGCATGGTCTCATGACGATCTTAGAAATGTGATTGTCTCAGGCGAGAAATTACTCAACATAGGCTTCGGAGACCAGTTTAAGAGCGCTCTGACCGAGCAATCACTGGGTAGTGTCTATATTGTCCAAGATTGCTGCTATCGCGCCTGCAAGCAGCACAGCATAAATGAAACCTCACGTAATTATTACAAAATGTCCGATGATATCGACGTGAAGCAGCTCATATTAAATGTAATAGATGATCAAGGAGCGCGTTACAACGCATTCCTTACAAACTTTTCTAGTGGGTTTCAGGATACAGATTTGGAAATGTTTAAATGGATTTTGTATCCAATTCTTAGTTGTGATCCTGCGGAGCTTGAAGATGGCCTAAGTTACAAAGAAATACGTACTTCGATACAGGGGCGTCATCCGCAAGGCACCGGATTAAACCCAGGTAACCTGACGCAGGCTCTTACATCAATCCCTGCGTTGCAATCGAAGAAAAACATCAAACCATTCATTCTTGACTATGACCGAAACAACCTTCGTCTCAGTGTCGTGGATAAAGGATTTCTCATTTGGCTGGCCGTTAAAGACCGTAAGGAACTTCTTTCTATGCTCGAACTCCCACATAATTGAGCGTCGGTCCAAAAAAGTTGACGGCTTCCCCAAGACTTAAAACCGCGTTCCATAATGCCGCTTACGCGAAGCGCGGGCAAGCCGCCGCCGCCGTCACCAAAACCGGAGCTTGACCGGTTTCGCGTTTCTCAATTTTCTCGCGTGGCAGGGGGTGCTCTTTGCCAGACTTCGAATTTCTCACCCTTCAAACCGTGGTTGATCTGCCGTCTTCGCTAGAACGCGAAATTGGGCGCGCAATTGTTAGGTATGCGCGCCTTGAATTCATTCTGGCGCAAATGCTTTTCTACGCTCTGAATCTTACTCCCGTAAGAGGGAGAGCCGCAATCAAAGACGAAAGCGCTACCGTTCGGTTCGACCTTATCAAAAGCCTAAATGCAATGGATGGCCTGCCCGCCCCAAAAGCAAACCTTATAGATTTGCGAAAAGCTATTGATACCGCTCAACAGCAAAGAAATGAGCTTGCACATAGCACATGGATGAGAAATTCAAGCGGAGAGTTACTTATGCGAATCGCACGAGGTGAGCGTGATAATGATTGCGGTAAAGCCGTATCTAAAAGCCGAAAAGTCGCGCCGGAGGGAGCGTCTTATTCAGTTGAGCTCGCAAGGTCATTGACGGCGCTTATTGATGGTGCCGCAAGCGGTCTTTTGGAATGGAACGAGGAGATCGTCGCGCAGCGCGCAGCGCAAGATAAGCGCTCGTGATAACGGCGGTTGCGGAAACTGGGGTGAAACTAGGGTTTGGAACCCCTCAAGCGCTCTGTCCCCCCTAGCAGTTTAAAATAGGGGACAAAATTGGGGACAAACCAGTTAGATTTCATTTTCCCCTCATGTAAATTACAGAATTAACGATTTGAATTTCCAGCATCGCAAGGAGCCGCGCCACGGCGATCGCCAGGCGCGTCCCGTCGCGCCAGGCCCGCGCCTCCTGGAGGCTGTCATGACCGCGACCCGCACTGGGCGCTCAGCCAGGAGCTGGAGGCCAAGCAAACGCTCCTCGATCAGCTCCGCGCCCCAGCCGCGGAGGATCCCGATTTCTTCACCGACCTCCTCGAAGGCGAGACCAATCTCGAACTCATCGCAGCCCTCGACGCCTCGATCGTCAACGACGAACCCCTCGCCGACGGCGCCAAAGCCGCGCCCCCATATGACCGCAGCCGACCAAATCGTTCGAAGCGCCAAAAAAGTGCTTGCCATGGAGGGCCGTCCACATATGACGCGGTCGAAATCGAGTCTGAGAACCTCGGCATTCGATTCACCCGCCGGGTTCGCCATGACAGCCTCATTCGATCCAGAATAACATACTAATTATGTTAGCTGAATCACGGTCCTTGCGCCGCAAGTTAGTGTGTCATCCGGTGGATGCGGGTCTGATTATCATAGGCGCGGTCTATGCGCTTGGGCGAGGATAGATGCAGTGATCCCAAAGCGGTCCCAAAGCAATGCCGATAGCCCCCCGGTTAGGGACCGTATTTTCAGGTGACGATGCGCGGGCGGCGCCGCGCCCGATTTATAACGCAACTTACAAATCCCCTAGGGGGCGGCTTTGAAAACCGTAAACTGGCCCGCCGACCGCGTTGAGCGCTGGCCGGTCGCCAAGCTCGCCCCCAACGCGAGGAACGCGCGCACCCACAGCGACGAGCAGGTCACGCAGCTCGCGGCGTCGATCGAAGAGTGGGGCTGGACGATTCCGGTCCTGGTCGACGAGGCCGGCGGCATCATTGCCGGGCACGGCCGCGTTATGGCGGCGCACCGCCTCGGCATCGAAGACGTGCCGGTCATGGTGGCCGCCGGCTGGAGCGACGAGAAAAAGCGGGCTTACATGCTCGCGGACAACAAGCTTACGCTGAACGGCGAATGGGATCTCGCCCGGCTTGCGCTCGAGATCGCGGAGCTTCGCGCGTCCGATTTTGATATTTCGCTGATCGGGTTCAACGAGTCCGAGATCGACGATCTTTTGAAGGCGGACGGCGGCGGACTCACCGATCCGGAAGAGGCGCCGGAGCCGCCCGCTGAGCCGGTAAGCGCGCTCGGCGACATCTGGCTGCTCGGCAACCACCGCCTCGTTTGCGGCGACTGCACCGATCCGCTTGTGGTCGAGAAGGCGCTGGCTGGCGTCAAGCCGCATCTGATGGTGACCGATCCGCCGTATGGGGTGAATTATGACGCGTCATGGCGGAACGATGCCGTGCAAGCGGGGCGATCTAAAGGAGAAGCTGGCAAGCATCACGGCGCTCCGCGCGGGCGAGCTATTGGAAAAGTTACGAACGATGATCGCGCGGATTGGCGAGAGGCGTGGAAGCTGTTTCCTGGCGCAGTTGTTTATTGCTGGCATGGTGGTGGGGAAGCAGCTAGCTCTCAGCTCGCGCTTGAATCGTGTGGCTTTGAAATTCGGAGCCAAATCATCTGGCGTAAAAACAACATTGTGATAAGTCGCGGGCATTACCATTACCAGCATGAACCGTGTTGGTACGCGGTGCGCAGGGGATCGACCGGCCATTGGAACGGCGACCGGACCGAAACGTCTGTTTGGGAAATCGACAAGCCGCAAAAATCGGAAACCGGCCACAGCACGCAAAAGCCGGTCGAGTGCATGAAGCGGCCGATCGAAAACAATTCCTCGCCGGGTCAAGCGGTTTACGATCCTTTCGTCGGCTCCGGCACCACGATAATCGCGGCGGAAATGACCGGCCGCGCGTGCCACGCGATCGAGCTTCATCCCCCCTATGTCGACGTGAGCGTCATTCGATGGCAGAATTTCACAGGCAAGGAGGCGACGCTCGAAGCGACGGGCGAGACGTTTGCCGAGGCGACGGCTGGCCGCTCGGCGCCGTCCGCTGGTTCCGCTACGTCCGTCACGAAGACCGCGCGCGCTTCGAAAGCGAAGGCTGGCGCTTCGCCGGCTATCTAGGTCGGACGCACGGATACTGGGCCGTCTTGATGCAGGCTCCCGAGGGATTTAATGGCCGAAGGCGTAACCAGGCAAAGCCTCGCCGGTTTACTTGATCTCGAAATGACAGTGTTTACGGAACTTGCGCGCTCGGGGATCCTGGTCGGCTCCGGCGTGCGTGGGCGCTATCTTCTTGCGCCGTCGGTCCGCAACTATGTCCGGCACTTGCGGGAGATCGCGGCCGGGCGGCAGGGCAAGGAGCTTAACGCCGTCGACGAAAATGCGCGGTTGAAAATCGTTCAGCGGAAAAACTACGAACTTAAGAACGCCACGCTTGAGGGTTCTCTGGTAAATATGGACGATTTGACGGAGGCGTGGGGAGTGATCGTCGGTACGGTCAAAGCAATGGTGCTCTCGATCCCGGCTCGGTGCCAAGAGAAATTGCCGCACTTGCCGCTCGGAGACATCGATGCCATCCGTAAGGTCGCCCGCAAGGTATTGTTGGAAACGTCTGGCATGCTGCCCGATCAGGCTAAGGTGCCGCAAATAGGAAACGGCTCCATTCATGACTCCGAAGGCGGCTAGGATTGTCCGCCAAATCCTTGCGATATTGCGGCCTCCGGAGGACCTGCAACTCGCCGATTGGATGACAAAAAATTTAACGCTCCCGGAAGGAAAGAGCGTGCGTCCAGGGCCGATGGAAAACTGGCCCTACATGACTGAAATTCTGAACGCAATGGGAGACAGAGGCGTCGAGCGCGTTACGGTGATGAAAAGCGCGCGGCTTGGTTATACGACCGGTATAATGGGGGTACTCGCTGCGACAGCCGCTATGGATCCGGGCCCGATCATCCTTCTTATGCCGACCGACGATGACGCGCGTGGGATAAGCGTCGACTGGGTCGAGCCTTTATTCAGGTCGAATCCTATCCTGCGCGGCCTTATGCGATTCGGCCGACTTGACGGACGTAACACGCTCACTAGGAAAAGCCTCGCCGGCGGCGGCACTCTCAAGATTTTGTCCGCGCGAGCCCCGCGGAATCTAAGCCGCCATGATTGCCGGTTACTTCTTTGCGACGAGGTCGATCGCTATGAGGTGACATCGGAGGGCGATGCCCTCGATCTCGCCGAACGCCGTACAATGGCAGAGTCAAATCGAAAGATCGTAATCGGGAGCACGCCGACCGACGAGGATATCAGCGTCGTGGCCGCGCGCTTCGAGGAAGGATCGCAGGAAATATTCGAAATCCCGTGCATCGAATGCGGGACTTATCACGCGCCGCAATGGTCGAACCTGGAATGGGAAAACCACGATCCGGCGACCGTCAAATACATGTGTCCGCACTGCAAGGAGATGATCGACGAGCGGCATAAGCCAACCATGGTTTATGGTGGCAAGTGGCGGGCGATCAAGCCGGAAATTACGAGTCACCGGTCGTTCAAGATAAATGCGTTAGTTTCTCTTTTGCCAAATGCGTCATGGGCCACGCTAGTCAAGGAGTATTACGACGCGAAGCGCGGCGGCCCGTCGCGTATGCAGGTGTTTCACAACACCGTGCTCGGCAGGCCATGGCGTACAACGATCAACCGAGTCGACGCCTCGCTGCTCGCGGATCGCGCCGAACCGTGGGGCCTGCCGACATCGGGGCACGGAATGATAGTGCCGGAAGACGTCATGGTCATCACGGCCGGCGTCGATACGCAGGACGACCGGGTTGAGTGCGTGCTGATCGGATTCCCTATCCATGGCGCGCCATGTATTTTAGGTAACGTCGTTTTTGCCGGGAATACGCTCGAGGACGGCGTTTGGAAGACGCTCGACGGTTTTCTCAAGAGCAGGTGGCGTCACCCGAACGGTTGGATGATCGGGATTGACGGGACCGCGATCGACTCCGGCGGCCGCGAGGGTCGAACACAGAAGGTTTATGATTTCTGTTATCCTCGCATGAGCCGCTATATCTTCGCGATCAAAGGCCTGCCAGGCCCCAGAAAGGTCTGGACGAAACTCACCAGTGTCAAGGGTGATATGCGCGCCTTTGGCGTCGCAGTCGATGTCATGAAAACTGAGGTGCTCGACCGGCTTGGACACAAGCCGTTCAATGAGGATGGAAGCGTGAACCCGCAAGCCTTCCGTCTTAGCGATCAACTCAGCGATGAGTTTATGGAGCAGGTCACCAATGAAACGCGCCGCGTGCGGTTTGTTAAAAACCGGCCAGTGATCGAGTTCCAGTTCGAGCAGCTCCGCGGCGAGCACAGCGCGCCCTACGACGCCTACTACATGGCCCAATGCTGCGGGGCTAGGATAGACGCCTTGCAACAGCGAAACATGGTGTTGCTCGGCAGCTGGAAGGCGATGTACCCCGGTCAGGGAAGGCAGCCGAGCTATTTCATCAACGCGCTTTCGTCGCTGCTCACCTGCTGGGACAAAATTTGGGAGGAGTGGCTAAAAGCAGATGGCGCGGAAGCTGCGGGCAGGGTTCAGCTTGAACCAGCGCTGGTCCTCGTTGAAGGCCTCGACGCGCTCGGCGTTAGCCAGGGCCGCGCCCAGCTTTGCGGTGGCAGCGGTGGCGAGCTCCGCGGCTTGGTCGAGCAGGCTTGCGATCGCGGGGCTGGGGGTGGGGGCGTCAGTCATGGGTGTT